ATTATGTATATTATAACATAAAACTTGACCTTTGTCAAGCCATATTANAAAATTATTTAATATTTTTTTTATCAAGTTCAGATTCCAATGTGCCAAAGTCAGCGTCCAATACACTCTTAATTATGACCTGTTTGGTAAGTGCTGTAGCACCACTCTCATTATTAATATGTTCAATCTTTTCTAACTTCTTTTCTAACTTCTCTATCTTACTCTCTAGTTCTCGTATTTTGATATTAGAGTCCATTAGAGAATGTTCTGCTGTAAATCTTGCCGCTTCGTCAATCATATTATCTTGCTAATTTTGCTTTTAAAGCCATTCGTTTTTGTTCTGCTACTATTGATTGTCTAATTTTTCTACCCATAGGTATCTTTATAGAGTCAATAATCTTTTTACCTCTTTTACTGATATATTCGACACCAATAAATTTGTCTTTGTAGTCACCTTGAACAGCCATTACTGCTCTTTTTAAACTCATCGCTTCTTTTTCTTTTTCATCACCTGTTTCATTCCAAAATTTAAATATTCTCATTTTTGGCATTTTTATTCTCCTTTTGTTTGTATTGACATTAACTTCCTTTATCAGAGTATTTAACTGCTGACTCTTTAAATAGATTACAATTGTACGACATTGTTCTTCTTACTTCTTTTGTGCCATTAAACGGATAAACACCATGTAGTAATGAATAAGGAAATACATAGAAATGACCAGGCATAGCGTCTGTTGAAAATTGTGAAGATGAAAGTGGTGATTGGTCGCCACCAGTAAATTGTAACCAACCATTAGTAGGATCACCTTCTCTTGCAAATTCTTTACCATATGTACTTGGTCTTTTCAAAACAAATACCGAAGATAGACCTAAATCTGTCATGGGGCTTGAATGAAAATGTAAAGGATTATATTCTCCTGCATACATATCATTTATCCAAGCATTCTCTGGTATACAAACCCAATTAGGTTTCAATATCATTTCTAGATACTTTTTAAAACAACCAAGAAAAACACCTTTATGTTCATTTGTTAGTATGTGTTCAACTCTTTTTTCGTCTGCTATTTTACCTGCAAGATTATCATTCCAAGGTTCTAAGTTTTCTTTGTGTTCTTCATACAGTTTATTGATTTCGTCAACCAATTTTGGGTCTAGTTCAAATCTAACTATCATAGTACCTAATGAAGTGCTTGATACTTTAACTTGGTGAGCGGTATGTTCTTTCATTTATTCCTCATCTTTCATTTTATTTAATATCCATAGACCAACAATACCCATGACTGCCATTACTATGATACCACATAACAACAATCCTAGTCCACTTGAAACAGTAAAAGTTCCCATCTATGATTCTATATCCTTTAGTTTATTTTTTAAAGATATTTTATACTTTGTAATATTATATGATAAGAATGGTTTATATCTTATCATTCTATCAAATAGTTTAGGCCACAATACCTTCTCTGTAATATCTTTGTTTAGTTTTTTAGTAAACTTTAATATATCGTCTAGTATTATTAATGTCTCAAAGTTTATCTTCTTTGATAGAAACATCTTAACAATAGGTGGGTGTTGACCGCCTACTGATAAGAATAAATCATTAAACTTTATATCTTTTGTTGTCATTCTCTCTATAATATAATCAATATCTTGTTCATAATAATAATGTAATGCTTCTAATTTTTTTGACCATTGTTTATAAGTATCATCGCCAGTTTGACCAATGATGTCACCAACCCATATATTAGTATTAGAAACAAAATTACTAAGGAAGTAATCAACAATAGACTTATCGTTATAAGATTTACTAAGCTTGTGAAAGAAATACCTATCCCTTCTTTTAGTAAAGGTCGCCAATCTTGCAGTTGTTCTACCGTTGTGTTTATGAAAGTCGTAAGACTGGTTTTTACTTGTGAAGTGGAGTTTGATTGCCAAATAGATTTTATATACTTCAAAACCATTCACTTACTTCGCCGTGTTAAAATACTCTAACATAGTATCAGGATCAGAAACTTCATAAGGATCATCATCTAACCCTAAGTTGTTTAATCCTGGTTCTTCATTAAAGTGTGTTATGTTTTTATTATCAATAAAAGTAGAATATCTCCAACTTCTCATACCAAACCCTTGAACAGGTTTATTGATTAACATTCCTAAACTTCTTGTAAATGCACCGTCACCATCAGGTATCATCTTAACTTTTTTTATGTCTAAGTCTCTTGCCCATGCGTTCATCACAAAAGCGTCATTTACTGATATACAATAAACATCATCAACTCCATTTGCTATAAACTCATCATATCGTTCTTCATATTTTGGTAACTGTTCGCCTGAACAAGTTGGTGTAAATGCACCTGGTAAACCAAACATTACAATTTTTTTATCTTTGAATAAATCGTTTGTAGTTTTATCTACCCACGAACCACCTATGAATGTGCAACCGCCCTTTTCATCGCTGTCACCCACTCTAAACTTAAAAGTATTATCGTGTATCATAATATAACTCCTTATTATATAACTTTTTCTAATTGTTTTATTAACTTATCTTTAGTTAATCTTCTATCTAGTTCTATGCCTAAATCTCTGCCAATTTCTTCTAACTCTTTTTTTGTCTTATGTTTAAGGTCAGTTTTAGTAATTGGTTCGTCTAATATTAGAGGCGGCTGTGCTGGTGCAATAAGCTTCTCTAACATATTATTAACAAAATTGTATAATCCCATAATCTATCTCCTTTCTATATTGGTAATTTAGCTACTTTTTCTTTCATCAAATTCAAATTAGTTGCTTCATATGCTATTTTTTCTTTAAGCTGTTTATTAATCATAGACTTTGTTGTTGAAGGGTCTATTTGATTTTCTGTACAATATATAACTATAGCGTCTATATAATTACATCTTTTCTTTCTTACTATATCTTCAACTATTATAGCAAATTTGTTTGGTGTTATTGTTTCTATGCTCATGTGTAATGTAAGTAACTCCCTATCATGTATTTTGATTTTTCAACTGGTTTCATACCTGCATGAACCCAAGGCCATAAAGGAGGAAACATTAATAAAGACCCTTGTTTACAAGGTGACGCCAGGCCTAACTGAGGAAAATTAGTTTCTCCTCTTTCGTTATCATCTAGATATATAAAAAATACTAGAAATCTTTTAGCAGATTCTATATTCATTGAATCTACATGAGGTGCAAACTCATCCTTGTCGTTTGCTAAATATCTTTTTAATCTTATTTCTTCAAAGGCATATTGTTGAGGCCATTGTGTTTGATGTATAGCACAATCTTTTCTGTACTTATTCACATACTCACTATAAACATTAGAAAGTTGTGTAACATCTTCTTGATATTCTAAGTGCTGATTAAAATTAATTTGTGTGAATGACATAGGTCCTTGGTCATGTGATTCATGATGTTCTTTATTTTTTTCAAACCTATGAATTAAGTCTTTACAATAACTGGGATCTAAAACATCTTTGTATATCTGTATATAATTATTCATGTTATCATTATACTATATTTTTCATATCTTGTCAAGCTGTAGTGCCAGTTTCTGTTGCAAGGTACTGGCAAACCCCTAACAGCCTAGGCTGCTAATGCAAAGTTATTATTGTTTGCGTTTATAATGAATTTAGAGTCTTCCGACTACCCTCTCCAGTACGATTTCTAATAGCTGTCGATCCTATTTCGCCCCCTTATTCGGTCTATTTAGGATGATAACATGGTGGAGGCGCTGGGTATTGCACCCAGGTCCATACTACTTACTCTCATTACCTTCACAGAGAATCTTGTGGTAATATTAAATTTCCTTCATCATCAAAAAACTTCCAATTCATGCCATACCCTAATATACAAGTCATACTTTGTCCTTCAGGACCGATACCTGGTAATGTCATAAAAAAAGTGCCACTATCTCTTTCAACACTATGACCAAAAGATAAGATACCTATAACTTTACCATAAGGTGCACCACCTTCTCTAACCTCACCAATCATTATTTGTGATTCTTCCATCTGTTTTGCTGAAGTACTAAGTATAAAAGTTGAATCACCACAAAAGACAGGTATTTGTTGTTGAACCATTCCTTCAGTATTGTATTGTGGTGTATTATCTAATGGTTTAGTTGCGTCTGGTGTGCTAGAAAAGACTACGCCAGCCGCTTGAGCAAAATTTAATAGTGAAGATAAAACATAAAAGAATACGACAATTAACCCAATGCCAAGAATATTTTTAAGTGTTTGTTTCATTTCCTTCGTTAAACTCCTTTATTGCTGTTTTTAATAAAGGCAGGTAATCGTCTTTTGACTTTGTAAATGTTTGTACACCACCATCTTCGGTTACTATAAGAATAACAACTCTATCTATTGGTTGGTCGAATCGTTCTTCATACATTTCACAATAAGCAGAACCTTGTATAAAATAGTTTTCTACCCATTCCTCTTTTTTCTCTTTAGTAGAGGTTTTAAAATCAATTACAGATAACACACCTTTATAATCAGCGATACAATCAACACGACCTGCAACGCCATAATAGTCGCTGTACAAACCGCCTTCTTGTATTCTAATATTATTTATATTATCTAATTCAGGTTTCAGTAAAGTAAATAGTGCTGTAGGTAAAACATCTTGATTAGATAGTTCTTCATTGTTTAAATAGTTTTCAACTAGAGTATGTACAGCAGTACCTCGTTTAGCTGCAGTTCTCATAATATTGTTTGCAACATCATTACCGACAGATTGTCGCCATCTAACTAAACCTTCACTATTTCTACCTGATAAAACTGTTGTGATTGAAGGATACTTTTTGCCTTCTGGTGTAACATAAAAGCGTTTACCTTTTATAGTTTCAGTAGATACATCTGGGATTGGATTTGATAGAGGCACATGATTAAATTCTTTCATGTCGTACTTATCCTTTAAAAAGGTATTCATTTTATTCATAATAATTCCTGTTAATTAACTTAGACTTATATTATAACAGGTTTTCTAGATAATGTCAAGCGCTAATTTGGTAGTTTCTTCAACTCGTCTAGTCCAACCTTTACCAAAAGTAGCAAAAGTAGATAATTGTTCGTAATACTTTTGTCTCATTGATTGATACTTTTCTACTGATTCTG